ATAATATCTGCTCCGGCCTGTAAAGCAAACTGTGCAAAGTCAAGAAGCGCCGTTCCTGTTCCTCTGAACCTATCAGCAAGCTGGTCAACCTCATCAAACTGTGTGCCAACGCCGGCCAAAATGTTTTCACCTGCCAAGCGCGCATTAAATTGTTCTTCTGTTTCTTGGTATATTCTGCCAAGCACTTCAGAGAACTGGCCGGATATATTTCCATCCTTGTCGAATTCGGTTGTAAATGTGCCGGCGACAATATCAAGCGATTCAGCCAAATCAGTTCCCACTGCTATCGCGGCGTTAGTTATAAGCTCGCCCATCTGGCTTCTGATGGCGTCCAGCTGCGCCAAAACGTCAGACGATACGCTTTCTGTCAGCGTTCTTCGTTGTGTGCCACGGAAAAGCGACCTGCGCCTGCTTTGGTTTGTGGATATAGTTCCATCCACGCCACTGGCTGCAATGCTTATGTTATTCGAGCCGCCGGTGTTTTCATAAGAGGTGCCAAATAAATTCCCTCCTGTCAGGCTGTCGACAAAACTGGCAATTTGTGAAACTGCCTGCGCAATTGGTCCAAGTATGCCAGTCCCGGCTATCTGGTTAATGGTGTCTAAAATACGCCCCGCGCCATCCTGTCCGGCTGTGCTATCCCAAAAACCCAAAACACCCTCGGCAAAGTTTGCCATGCTGCCAAAACCCTCAGCGGCGTTGCCTGCGCCCTGGCCGAACATGTTCGAAAAGCCTTCGCGCATATCCTTGAAAAATTCTTTGCCTTCTATGGATACCTGGATTAACTGTTCAAATGAGTTTATTCCGTTGCCGAAAGTGCCGTTCATGGAAGCCAGCTCTTTCATTTTTTGGATGTAAAGGTCAAGCTCCTCGTTTGTGGCGACCAGTTTCATGCGCTCCAGTTCACGCGCAGCCACCATCCTATCTGTCAGCTGTATTGTTCCGTTTTTAATATAAATTTCAGTTTGCAAATCCTGAAGCAGTCTTTGCATTGGCTGCAGGTTGCCCTCAATGGCATCTTTGTTTGCCATGTAGTTTTCTATTAACCGCTGTAGAACTTTGTCAGCTTCTTCCATTTGTTCCGCGTTGTCCATATTGGCATTCATAAATGCAGCCACTGCAGCCACATTTTCATTGAATACCCGGTTAAGGTTTTCTATTGGTGTTTCTACGCTTTGAGCAACATCGTTAAAATCATTAAGAACAGCCTGCGCCCGTTCGAATGCATCAGTTACTAGGCTTTGCATTTCCTCGCGCAGCTTTTTGGTATCAGCCGTCAACCTTTTTGTGACTGTTGATACTTTTTTATCCATGACTTTGGCAGTGTCTTCACCCGCTTTTGATATCTTTTCAAAGCCATCAACAACGCCGCCGAATTCTTTTATTGTCCTGTTTACAAAATCTTTTATTTCCTCGCCTGCATCGCCGGAAAAGCCGTCAAATGCTTTGCCAAGGTTTGCCTCCATTGCTGCAATTTCGCGCCCCAAATCCGCTTGAGCATTGTCAGCCACATCATCAAACACGCTGGCAATAATTAACCCGCCGCGCTGAATTCTTTTCAGAAAAATATCAAGCGCCTTGCCTGGAAGCTCGAAGGCTTCTATCGCAACGCCAACAAAAATCCCAAAGGCTTCGCCAATTGTTTTCAGTGCCACATCTATGGCCAAAATAGAAGCATAGACGCCAGCGATGCCGTCTTTAACAACCTGGAAGGATGTGCCGCTTAATTCAAGGCTGCCAAACCACTCATTAAAGCCTTTTAAAACTTCAGTGATTGCCGGAGTTAACTCTGTTGAAATTGTTTTAAACAGCCCGGACATTTGCTGCTTTGAATTATTAAACGCAGTAAACAGTTCGCCGGCCTGCTGCGCTTCTATATCTGAAATAGTGTTTCCGTACCTGTCCGCGGAATCTTTTAAGTCGTCAAGTTCTGAATTTGTAAGGTTAAAAACACTTAAAAGCTCACCGCTACTATCGCCGAGCAGGTCGTTTGCTGCAGCTGCTTTTTCTGATTGGCTTTCTAGTTTGCCAATGGCTTCAGCCACTAACTCGAATTGTTCTTCTGGGTTTTTGTCAGCAATATCATCAAGGCTTAAACCAATTGCATTGAAACTTTCGATTGTTTTTTGGTTGCCAGTGAAAGCATCGTTAATGCTACGCTGCAAATCAGAAACGCCGGATGTGAATGCATCCATGCTGACACTCGACATATCAATAACCGCATTGTATCTGGACAAGAATTCAGCCGATACGCCAAGCCTATCGGACATAGTGCCGATTTCTGCGCTGCCCTTGGCCGATGCTATGGCCAGGCCGGCCAGGCCGGTGACGCTTGCTGCAGCGCCGCCGGTAACCAGGCTAAAAGCGCCACCAAATGCATCAGCAAGTTTCCCCGCTGTTCGTTTTGCTTTGCTTTCTACATCTGTCAGGCCGCGCTCATAATCTGCGACATCAAGACCAAGGCGTATCGCCATTCTTGCCAGTTCGTTCATTTTAGGTAAATCCTTTGATAAATTCTTTCACAAAATCTTCGCTTTCTGCTGTTATTTCATCGCGCCAATCGGCTCGATAAACAAAGTGCTCCAGGCGCACATCAGCGCCCTTGGATGAATTGGCCTTGGCCATGATATAACAAAGCTTCGCCACCGCGAGCTCTATACGCTCCGAAGAAGACGGCTCTCGCGCTGACCATGCCTGCCACAAATCCATTTCCCTGGCCGACATGGTTTCCATCAGCTCGCTAATTAATTTGTTTTTCCTATCGGCAAAACCCATCAACCAGCGCAGCCGCGGCGAAGCGATTAAGGCTTTTCCGCTTCGCCAACTCCTTTTCCTAGGTGCTTTTCAACTTCATTAGCCACTGCATCAAGAAGCTTCGGACGCATACTGCGCTTCATATCTTCAAAGGTTGGAAAAATAGGTGCGCCGTTTTCATCGACTAATAATAGCCAGGCTTGCTTCGCTTTGTAATTCTGCAGGAGCAAAGTTTCTGCTCCGCTGAAAATGTATTCTTTTTTGTCTTCTAGCGCCTTTCGCAGTTTTAACTGAATTGCATTCAAGCCATCTGCAAAATCAACCAAAGCTTCGCGGTCGCTTGACATAAACTCGCGAATTCTTACTGGTATTTTTAAGCCTTCATAATCCACATTGACAAGCTTGTTTTCTGGTGGCTTACAAAAATCTAAAAGGCTGATATTTTTTTTTGTTGCTTTTTTAGCTGTTTTTTTAGCTGCTTTCTTTTTTGTCATTTTCATTCTCGTGATGTTTAAAAGTTTTAATATTATACCCAGAAGAAAAGACGCGCCCCGCTAAAGACGCGCCCAATCAACGGGAATGACCGTTTATACCGCCGGTGTAATGGTGTAATCACCAGAAACCTGCAACGTGGACGAAATACGCCATGCGTCATCGGTGTTTAAATCAAACGGCATGGCCTGAACGCCTGCAGTGAAATCAATAGTCGTCCTGTCTGTTGGCAGTGTATAGCCTGCAGAGTAAGTCGGCTGCGTTGATGCCTCCGGACCTCCAAGTAAAAATCGGACGTTTTTGCCGCCGACTAATCCAAGCAGAGTCGCATGTGCTGCTGCATCAGGGTCGTAATTCAAACCGATTGCGATTGTGCCAGAATCTTTTAATCCTGTTTTATATTCTTTCGCAGTCGAATCGAAATTTGTAATGTCGATAGTCCCAGCCGAACCACCGATGCCAGTAATTGAAGTGATGTTTGGTATTTTTCTCACTTCGTTTCCTGTGTCGGTATCGTCCAAAATCCAGGCTTCGACGCCTTGAGTTTTTAAAGTCATGTTATCACCTTATTAATTAATAAAAAAATGCGCGTTTGCGCCTTGGTACTCACTATCCCCAAACAGAGACATCGAACTGAGTTTGGTATGATTCGCCGGTTGGGTCTTTTACGCCCCACCCGCGAACCGCAATGATGTTGTATTCCGTTTTTAGTGCTTGCCGCGCTGCCCTGTAGAGCAAGATACTATCTTTTGCACTGGCAGCAAAACAATGCACCGATAAAACCTGTCGCTCGAAATCATTTGTGCCATCAAAATCGTTTTCCGGTGTGCCGCTGACATACCAAATTCTTATCAGCGGGAGCGCTGTATCCTTAGGAACTTCGCCCTTGAAAATTCTGGTTGTAATTGCTGTGACGCCTGCGTCTGCTTTTAGTGTTGTATAAATGCTCATTTTAATTCCATTGTTCTGGCAGCCAGTGCGATTTCGGCTTTGTAGATTTTGGCAAACTTAGAAAGGGCAGCGCGTTTTTTTGTATCGAATGCGGATGTCATAAACCTGGCCGGAGCGATGTGTATTGTTCCAAATTCGTTGAACCACCAATAAAAAACATTAATATCGAAAGGCTTAAGGTAGGTTATAGCGGCCATCCCATAAACATCAGGATTAGGCTCAACCACCGTTCTTATATTGTCGCGTATATGCACACCGTCATCGATGCTGCTGTCATAAGGAGCATTTGATTTTGCCTGCGCTCCAATTACATCGCTCGCCGCGACCAGAGCTTTTTCAGCTGCAGCGCCCGAAAGCTCTTTTGTAAGCTTTGCGGCGTTTTTCTTAAGGGTTTTCAGTCCTGATATTTTTATGCTGCCTTTTATCATTTCGTGTGTTTTTTGATGGTCATTGTTATGTAAAGCTGGTTACTGTTGTCAGGTATCGCATCCACTATGTCATAAATTTTGCCATCGAAAACCAACCGCATAGATGTCTCCACATCGGCGTCTGGTTTGTAAATTGTTACCTCGGCGCTATACGTTGCAGCCACCTGGCCAGCAACCAAAAGTTCGCGCCCGGTTAAAAAGTTAATTTTTGCAGGCAAGTCAATAAGCCCTGCTGCGTTGCTCCAGGTTTTTTGCTGCAGACCTTCGGCGTCTTCTGTTGTTACTTCTTGCTGCAGAGTAACCTCGTGAATAAATTCACCCGGCGAGTGTTCAAGAACTTTCATTTTTTTATCCTGGCATACAAAACGCCTTTTTTATTGGTTGATATAATGAGCTCATATTCAGGCACGGGATTGTCTTGATAAACTGGTTTAAAAGAATCTGATAAACCCATGTAAACAGCCACATTTTCTTCACCGGCACAGAAAGGCGGTGACCATTTAATGTCTATCGGAAAAAAACCAATATCCAAAAAAAGCTTGGCCATTAATTCAGCGCCAACCTCGTCGATTGCAGTTTTGGTTACTTTTATTAACCCTACCCTCACAGCTGCGCCACCTTATACGGGTACAGCATCATTCTGAATGCCTTTACCGGTCTTTCAGGAATATCGCCGCGATAAATAACGTGCTGAGTGGCATAGAATATAATCGCCTGCTTTATATCATCGGGGATATTTTCTGCTTCGTTTGGATTTGTGCCTGCCAGGTATCCAGTTTTGCATGTGATGCGGTATGGCCTTAATTTTTCGCCCACCACTGGAATTGTCTTAACCCAAAGGCGCGGCGGGCTTGCATCCAAATCGGCCTCATAATCTGTTACGTTTTGCCAAGTGCTGCCATCATAATATTCAAAAGAAGTTATTTCCTGAACCGGGTTTATTGGCAAATCCATAAACTCGGAAAGTTCAGAAAAATTCAGCCTGACAACTCTTTCGGCGAAATGGTGGCCAGACTTTTTCTCTGCTTCCATAACCGCTGAATTCAGTGCGCCCTGGATAACTGCGTCCTGGCTTGTGCTCATAATGTTGAGCGCATTTTTGACGTCGTCTACACTGACCGGAAGGTAGGTTGGCGCGACTGTTGTTTTGGAGCTGTAATTCATTTTTCTGGTTTTGGCTCATTTACTTTGGTTTTATAAGTTTGGTTTACTTTTTTGGCTGCGCCCTTTTTGGCTGCTGCTTTTTTTTTGGTTTGTTTTTTTTCTTGAATTTCATCAAGGTAACCGAGATTGTGATGGTGCAGTGTTTTTGGGTTTTCAGGAAATTTTGTTCCAGCTTTTACTACGCCACCCAATGCCGAGCAAATAAATGTTCTGCTTGCTATAAATTTATTTTTCATGATTTAAAAAGGGCAGCTCGCGCCGCCCTTCTCCGTTGTGGTTAATGACCAGTTTTTATGCTGGAGTTAAATCACCGTAAACAATCGCCGGCACATCGTAAACCGCCAAAGCAGCTCGCAACTCAGCGCGGATTGTTACCAGGTTTTTCTGTGCGTTGTCTTCGTCTTGGTCGAAGAACTTAATACCAATATCGTCACGCATAATCAGCTGAATGGCATTCGAATCCATTACAGCGGCATTGCCAACCGGGATGTCGTTCGATTTAACAGCATTCAAGCCCCAAAATTGCGTTGGAGCGCCCTGGGCTGGGTAGTAAACAGCGCCGCCGTTTCCGCCCAAATAGCCGTCAGCGGTATCTTTCAGGCGTTCAATCCTGCCGAAATCAACCGGGTTAAGTAACACTGTATCAGGCTCATAATCGGCTGCCTCAACCTGGACACGCATTTCATTAATGCTATCCAGCTCGTGTGCGCCTGATGTGCCTGAAAACGCCGTGAAGCGGCCGGTATTTAAAAAGCCACTTAAATTCGCGCCTGAGCCATCGCCTGCAACGATTTGCGATTGCAGTCTTTTGCGTACAAAATAACTTAATCGCGCATTTC